GCTCCGTCTATTGATGAGCTAGCTGTGGGCATAGTTATTGCAAAACTAGCTCCAGCAACAGCTGCTGTAAAGTATGTGTTTGTACTTGATATAGTAGCTGTAGTTAATACTCCAGTAGAGTTTATCAACGGAACTGAATTTAACGCTAAAAGACTTTGCACATTAAAATTTGCCGTGTCACCATTTGCTGTACCAAAGACAGTATCGTTTATACTTGGGGCAACTATGTTATAGTTTTGTACTTTCATTTTCCTTGACCTTTATATTGTTTCTTATAGTTCTTAGATGACTTCATCTTAGATGTTTTTGTTTTAGCGTGAACCCCAGGTCTACTAATAAACCTTTTTACTTGTGTCCTTACCTCTGATTGTTTTTTCATCTGTTTCTAATTGTAAAGTTAAGAAAAGTAAATGAATAAAATCTTCTATATATATCTATATCTAAAGATATAACCCTAATTGGACCAATTATTAATTTAAAATAAACTATTCCAAAAGAAATTTTTGGCCAATGATTTATTATTTTCATAAGTTCTTAAGCATTTCGATCATCCTAGGACAAGGGTAGATATCACTCTTGTCATGGCGAACTGAGTTATGTGTAAATATGCCGTTCTCACCTTTTAACGCTCTCTTGTCAATATCAAAAATAGAGTCGTTATACTATCTCGATATTCCATATGTGTCACACAAGTAAACAAGCAGCTGCCTTGTGGATTCAATCTGCTCGTCTGTATATTTTTGCCAGTATATGTGTCCCTTATATTTCTCTGTAAGCTCAGTTACTTGACTCTTATCAACCTTACCTCCTACGTAATTTATAAAGTTCCCATTCTGCTTCTTCAATGGACCATAGTTACAAATTTCAATACCTACTGATATCTTGTCTAGGCTCTTGTACGCAACACCCATCTCAGCAAATACCTCTGGCTTTAAGCCAAGGTGATATGCCCAATGCTTTGAAGAAAATAATTGCACGATTGCGCCCTTATCACCAATAACAAATGCAGTAGCTACACGACCCTCCTTCTGTTGAAAGTATTTTGCAACTGAAACTGCATTCCCTCCACCAGCCGTATGGTGTAAGTATATCTGTGTTTTTTTGTGAATGTCTTGAAAGTACTGATCGTCAGATAGACGACTCTGAACTATCTTTTTTATATCTAACTCCATCTATATCTGATTTTATTTCTTTTGATCTTGCGAGTAACCGTTTAAAAGCAGACCATATGTCGATGCCTTTTACACTCTTATAATTTTCTGAGATAGAGATGGCCTCGATGCTTACAAGCACTAGTGATAGGATTTTTGTGAGCATTAATGGTACTGAGAAAAATTTCATGACGATATCATTGAGGATCCAATAATCTATCAGATAAAAACCAATAACAGCCACCTCATACAGCATTATTTTAGAAATAATAGCCGAAAGTTTTCTTGATGTAATCGGTATATTTAACTTCTTAGACTTCCATATACCTGTAAGCGTATCCACTATTATAGCGAAACCAATTAAAAATAAGATGCCATATATGGGAAGGAAGAAGGCACCAACTACCGTTAATAATTGTACGATTGATTTCTGTATAGTTGTTAACAGTATAGCTAGTTGCATTCTCATTAGATAGGCATTAATGTTTTTTTAATAATTTTTATTACTATATACACTAACAATATAATGAATACAATACCCCCAAAAACAGCTAAGAAATTTACCCACCATGGTATAAATTTTATTCTCTCTGGCTTAAGTGTCTTAGTTATAATCTTGGTTTTTATAATGTCTTTACCCTTTATAGTCTTATAAATAGTTTCAACTTTGGCCTTTGTGTAGTACACATTGTTTTGAAGTTTAGTTTGCAGACTAACTAACTTACCATCCTTGTCTCTTAACTCTCCTGTTAGTTTAGATATAACATTACCTAATGAATCACAGTATAAAGTATCTTGTAAAAAAATAGTTTCTCCAGGGATAGTTATTGTAGTGTCTTTAACTTGTATTACTGTCACGGTACTATCTTTCTGAACACACAAAGGGCAATACTTAGCAAGCCTCTTCTCTAAAGAACAAGAATAAAATAATATAAGTAATATTGGTAAGTATTTCATATTAGCTTTTATTTTATAAGTTTTGAAGACTTTAGTTTTTTTATAATCTTATTAGCCTCATCTTCAGCATAAGTTATAGCCTCCTCTTCTTTGTCTTTTATGTTCCAGTTGTTTAGCAAGATGCTCATGTGCATCGTTTCATGCATAACTGCTGTATTCTGTTCATATTCATTGTACCTTTTAAGCGTACCCATATTTAAAAATAAAAATGGTTTATATGGATCTTTAGCTGTTAGCTTTTTATCTTTTGGATCATAATTAGTTAATCCATACAAATAAACTCCATTACCTTGATCACCTTTTTTAGGAGTTGTCATATCTACTTCTTCAGCCTGGGCATCTGCTCTATTTAGTCCGTGCATTTCTTCAACATTATAATATTTAAATATGTCGGTTGCGTTTTTACCTATTATTAAAACATAGTCCCCCATGTCCGTTTTATTAAAAACTGGAGATCTACTTGTTATTTTCAACCCTTTATTCATTTATTCATAATATATAGATACAAAGATATGAAAATTAAGTGTATAATATATGTAAGCCCCATTGTATTTGCCCTGTATCTGTTGCATTAGCCAAAGTAATATAATAGATAAAGTAGTTATTCACTGCAGGGTTAATAACGGTAGTAGAATATGAACCTGTGTTAATCATATCACTAACTAAAGTACCTGGTGACTGCACTGATATATTTGCTACTCCATCCCAAAACAAATGCCTTTCAAGCATAGCAAAAGTATTAGTAGTAGTCATAGTAATTGAACCTATAAGATTTCCTCCTATTAAAGATAAACTTGTGTTTCTATACATCCCACTTGTAATAGTTCCCAAAGCACCTAATACCCTTCTACCTCTAGCCTTAATATGTATCATACAAGGCTTACCTACTACTAAAGTATTAGCAGGAAGTAATGCACTTGCACTTATAGTTGATCCTGTAGTACCTGTTACATTAGTACCTACAGCTAGCTTATTAGTTGGCTTAGTATCTAGTACTGTTTGTAAATCAGTCTGAGCTGATAGCGTTCCTGTGATGCCACCCCAAGCTGCACTAGCAGTAATAGCAATATCACCACTACCTAGCAAACTATTACTGTTAATAGTTTTAATGTTAGTACCACTTACTAACGCATCCTGCTTAGCATTCCAAGTTGATGCACTAGCTATCCTACTATCAGCTAGTGTACCAGCCCATGTAATTGCATGATTAGTCCCAGATGATACCATAGTAACATTCGTGTCGTTACCAAATGTTTGAGCAGCTCCAGTTAAACTATTAAGTGCAGTAATGCCCGTACCTGCCATTATACCAGATTGTTGTGTAACAGTTAAAATAACTGATGCTGCTGATGGAGGAGGAGAACCTGCTGCATAAAAATGCATTTCTACGTGTATATGGTCTGTTGTACTCCATACTAATTCATAGTACTCTCCTGCAACTACACTTAATACATAATTCCAACCTACTATTGTGTGATATGGATCTCCTGGATTTTTTCTGGCCTCCATTCCTACAACTCCTGAACTCCCTGTTACATCAGTACCATTTTTTCTTAACCATACAGTTAAATCTTGTGGAGAATTAGCTAGGTTTTGAAATTGTGAAGAGAATTGAATGTTATATATTCCTGTATTTGCAAATGTTATTCTTGTAGGATCTCCACTGCCATTATTAACAATTGATATACCACTAGGAGTAACATCAGTAACCCTATAAATCATTGCATACCCTGTATTACTAGCAGCGGCAGTTTGAATTGTGTCATCTTGCCATGCTCCATAATATCCAAGTGGAGTGGCGCCACCACCACCCGTAGTCTTAGGCTTACCGTTTACGTCATTTATCTCTAAATTGTCGTCACCATACATGTTGCCATTCGCATCAACTACCTGCATTATCGTATCATGTTTATATTTGGCATGTCTTGGCCAGTTATAATATATGT